GTGCTAGATTTGATAAGAACAAATGTTCTATTTCTAAAACATAAAAAATCCCCACGGGTTTAATCGTGAGGATTTTCTATCTGCTATAGATTAGCGGCTATACGCGAATTGTATATTTTCCTGTTTAAGGGTTTTCAATGCGCTAGCAGCCTTACTGTTTTTAGGTTGGATACCATGGAGTAATAGAGCAAAGCTTGCACCGTTAACCATAGCGTGCGAATCGTCATGGTCTATTTCTAATCCTAACGCCGCCGCTTCCTTGGGGTGATACACTACTACCGCTTCCCGTAGATTGTATTCTGAAATTAGAGTATCGTATCTACCGCCACGGCTAGCGGTGAGAACGAAATTTACAGGTACACTATCGAAGCGGTTAAGGTAATCAACCCAATAATTTAGAGATTTAGTATAAGCGTAGAATAACTTATCTGGATTTAATTTGGCTACCCGCATCCATGCATCGAAATATTTCTGATTAAAGAAATCTCCGCTAACGTGAACCCGGTGAATTTCTTGATTGGGCAAGGATTCATGGATTGTATCAATCATAGTTTCCATATCCATGTTTCGTAGAATTTCGAAATTCTCCCAACGCTGTAGCCGAGTTTGTTTGAATACGGATTCGGCACTAGCTGCGAAACAACGGAATTTAGAATATTCTCCGTCAGTAATCTTACCGGTAACCCTGTCCGCTTTTGCTAGACAATCCAATGCAGCAGGGCAAGTGAACCCGGACGGAACACTGAACGTAGAAATTTTCGTACTTAGCTTAGCGTTACCAACCCCGAATTTCAAAGCTTTTGTTTTCATCTGCGAATCTCCATATCGCTTGTGTATATCTATTATAACACAACGCCCCCGCATTGCAAGACATCACAATTGCAATACAGGGGCGAAGTGTGGAGATTGAGACCAGCCTACTTTTCTAAGCTGGGATATTCTACGGGATACTCTATACCCGCTATCTTGATTGAACGGAGCGTAGAAAGATTTACCATTCTGTATTCTTTCTTTTGCATATCGAATACCGTGAGTAGTTTTTTCTCAATTGGGTTATATTTCATACCCTCCCCGGTTACGAATTTCTTAACTCCGGTTCGGGCAACCATGCGACGGGATTCTCCCGTAGTTTTCTTAATAAAGGTAACGGCGAAAATTTTACCGTTTGTACCTTTAAGCATGGATTCTGCTGTAGCTGCTGTAATCATTCTCATTCTCCCGCTATACTTAAGGTAGCCTCTCCGGACTACTTACTTAAGTATAGCAGGGCACAGTGACTAGTGTCAACTGGTAAATATAGATTGACGGGGGAAAGGTCTGAATACTCCAACCAGTAATTAGGTGAATCCCGTGTACCGGATAACCAGCTAGATATAGTATCTAGAATTCTATTCTAACTGGTTTCACGGAATGGCGACCAGAGCTATGTGCAATGTTTCTCAGCCTTTCCCCCCGCCACCCCCAACCAGACCACTAGTTTATCTGGTTGGGTTCTCAGGGAGCGGGTCTGGAAGACCATCCATCACTCCCTTCGATATATCTATTGTAGCATACCCTGCTACAATGTCAACCCCCAATTTAGGGGATTTGGCGAACCCCATTCAAGGTCAACGCTTCGAACCTAGCTGGAATTACAGATACAGTATTGCAATCATCGCATACCCGGCCATCACTGACAGGGTCACCATTATTACCGTAATCTGAATATTTCTGGTTACATAGAGCGCAGTTACCTTCCTTAGCAATCTCATCTACATACATAATTCTATCCTCAATCTTTTCGACTAGCCACTAGCTGTGGTACTTACTATTATAAGGCATGAACGCCGGGAGTGTCAATAGGAAGTTTTTTACCAGATACAAATAATATCAGAACATATGTACTATAGAACATAGGTGCTATAGAACAGATGTTCTAAATACCATCTCTAATTATCAACCCTAGTTTGGTAGGATTACAATTCTTTCCTTGCACCCTTTCCTTGCATTCCTTCCTTGCAGTTCCTGAATCTTCCTAAAACTTCCTAACAATTCTAAAACTTTCTTTCCTAGCTACCTAAAACTTTCTGGGATTACGAAATAATTCACCCAATTACGAATCAGGTTTATACTACCCCATTCTAAAAGTATATAAGTCGTAATAAAACTATCCTAAAAATTACGAATTAGACCTAAAACAGTAGGGTAGAATTTCCAGTGAAACATAAAATTCTATTAAAATGAACTGCAAATATTCAGCAAGCTGTGTGTGGGATAGGTTAATCTTTATATTCAGTTATGTTTTTTCTCTATTTGTGTTTCTGTAAAAGTGTAAATAGTTCCTAATTATTCCTATATTGTAGGATTGGGTTTGGGGTTGTTGGTTAAGTTTCTAGGATGTTAATGTTTGTGTTGTTATGGTTATTGGTATTGGTAGTACTATTAGTGGTAGTGTTTTTATATTTAAGGCTTTATTTTATTTGTCCCCGCCGATTTTATTTATAAAGTAGTACAAGCCTTAAGCTAAACCAATCCCAAAAAAAGTTTCCTTTTTCTGAGTAGCTGGAACAAACACTTGAAGCATAATCCAACCAGCTTCAAACAGATACGATAGAACTACAGCTTCATAATCTTCTTCGTTCACGTATGAGGACTTACGCTTAATTCTATCCCCAATGTTTGGAAGCGGCTTACGAGAATACCACAATCCAGCTTTCCCATCATCCTCTGAATAATATAAATCTACCTCCTTAGGGTCAGGTTCGTCAGGTGTACCTAGATTCAGTATTAAAGGGGTGTGAAATTTTTTCATGTAGTTTAATTTATGCATTGTCTGTAGGCCAAAATATCCGACGATTTTCAGAAAGGTTTGTTTAGTTTGATTTCTTTAGGCATTGGCATGTGGAGCAGTGTTGTGTCTTCTGGGTGTTGTCCTCACCTGTGAATCCCGCCAACTGGTAGTAGGTTGTTCCTGAGTAAGTGGAACGGTCACAGGTTATTACCCAACCAGATTTTCGTAATTCACTAATACGAGCCGTTAGGTTCTGAGCATTACCGCTTGAGCGTACTAGAGTAGTGTGTTCATGCATACGACCATCACTTAGTACTTCCAAAAGTTTTCTTTTCTGTCCGCCCCACCGCTTCAAATCCTCAGCCGTTACTGTAAAAACCATTACACCCATCCCGCTATTTGTAGCCCCGGCTCTTTATAGAACCAGTCTATTTCAATCTCTGGATACCGCTCTCGTAGTGCCGTCACAATAGGTTCGGGTGGCGACCACGGAGTAAGCAGCATCATGTGAATACTAGCATCATTGCTATCTAAGTACATTTCAACATCACTGTTTTCGGGAGAGCCGGAAACTAAATCCCACTTGACTCCCCAATTAGAAGTACGCCAACCCCACCAGTTCTCACCAATATCTTCTGGCTCAGGTATAATTTTGTTGTAATCAAGAACTAATTTAGTCTTGTCGTCAAGCGCAGGAACTTCGGTAAAGACTTCATCTACAAGGGTTTGTAGTTGCTCTTTAGTTCCGTATATATTTACTTCGTTTTCACACCAGTTAGGCATTTGAGTCTCCTAAGAAATACTGACTACTGAAATAAAGTATATCAGTAAACGATACAAAGTCAAGTGCGGTTTGTTAGGTGGACTGTGTAGGTCTCGATGCTAACGATGCGGTCACTGTGCGGTCAATCCATTCAGTAACTCTGGCCGTGGTTGCGTCATCCCACGCCACGCCATGATGTGCTTTCCTATATGGCGAATCATCCCAAAATCCGACCGAACCAATTTCTGAATACTCAGAATACTCACCGTCCTCGCACCAGAACTCCTCAATATCACGGTGATGCACTGCACACTCCTCATTAAGTGTGATGATGGTGTTATCAGCGAGCGTGTAGACAGCAACCATGGAACCGCCACCCGTATTGATAACCTCGCTTGGCTCACCAACTTTAGCGCGCATTATTGCCATGATTTCAGCGCCAAATATGCGGTCATGCCATTCGTGGGCTGTTTCATTTGGGTCATCGAAGAATATGGTGAACATCTTTTGTACCTCTCGTGTTTTCTACCTTGGTCTACATAGTGTAGCACGCAAACGATGTTGAAGCAAGTGTTTACTAGTCTTAAATTTAACTAGACAGAAATGGCATTTATATTCCATTTTAGTTTAACTTCCTTAGGATGTGCTTTCCTATGTAGCACCCGCCGCACAAGAGTTCATTCTCCAGTAGAACAGCGGGGTGACTACAATAAAAACAGATTAGTCTATTTTCTGACATAGTTCTCTTGTGCGTATCTAGTGTAACACATTTTTGCGTCATCCCCAGAAACTCGTCACAAGTCCAAGCCGATGTTTGTTGAACGCCTGTTCAACCCGTTCCCTATTGTCGTGACCCCACACAACTAACATAGAACCCGCACCCGCACCCGAATTACCTTTAGTCCCATCGGGCTTCAAGAATTGAAGTCTGCCTTTGAAGAAAGCAATCGCATTAGAGTACCTAACGATTTCGTGAAACCACTTTGTGTCGGTTCTAGCAAACACAAGGGCGATTCCTCTACCACCGGATTGAGCATGGGTAGCTAATTTACTAAGCCATACAGGGGTGTCTAAGCCGTAAGGGGGATTCATAAACACGTTATCAGTTGTATCCCACGGAGTAAGAAGTCCGTTCTGCTCAAACGTGATGAACCTCTTAGCGGGAACAGTTCTGAACCCACCCTTTGGGGGAGCGCATGGGTCAAGGTCAAAGTCTATATTCAGTTGCTCAAACAGCGTCGGTGGCGTGTACCACTCCTTTGACTCATTGTATGTAGACTCATGTGTAAATCCACGACTAGGCATTTCGTATCAAATTCTCCTGTGCGTACTTTAGAAAACATTCCAAACACTGTTCTGTAGATTCTACTTGAATTTGCACAGCCATGCAACTCCCACAATGAACTCCCTCTATATAACGAGCGGAGACACACTTGAAGCACAGGCATCCGATGTTGTGTACTGTATTCATTACTGGCTACTAAGGTAGTACTTGTTGATACCTGTCAAGGCATACTCGCTTGCGTCGGATTTCACGAAAGGTTGCTCCCGACTGTTCAGCCTCAACGTCGAAATCAGCCTCATCTTCAATAATCTTCATTGCCTCATCTTCTGATGCTGCTTCAACCTCATATAGCCGTGAAGCTGTCCAAGTATCGGTCACATGAAACTTTGCCATCTCAGACTCCTTAATTATCTACTACTTCAGAATGGATCTTAAAACTGTGAAATTTATACTGGTTTGGACTGAGTAACCACACGGGAATGCCCCGTTAGCATCAAATTCTTCAATGTCAGATAGCCACTGTTCATACTCTTCCTCAGTGTCTACATTGAAAGTTAATGTAAATTGATAACCCATGTCACTGTACCTCTATAGTGTAGTCTGCGTAGGTCAACGAGTTGGTTGACACTAAGTATAGTGTATTACGCCAGTCAATGGCTGTCAACAAATCATTAGGGTTTTCAGATATCACTTTGGCTGGTGTATCTATAGTTGGAAAAATCCAGCAGGGTGTATTATCCGAACATCGAAAAGCCTTAATCTTTTGCATATAGAAATGGTCTGGAATATAGCCTACTCTCATTTATATCTCTCAATAAAAAACTAAGACTGTAAGTAATAAGCCTACCATATGAAATAAGCTGATTAGACTTACTTTAATAGGTTTTCCATACATATGGGAGATTATCCGGTTCAGTCCATCCATACTGGCTATAAAATGCTGCGTCCTTCCGTAAAAGGTTTGACCTGTGGGATGCATGTACTTCTTCATCCCCCCACCAAGGTGGTAGTTCTACCTTCCATACGGGAAGCTTAGCCATAGTGTTATTGTAGCCTCTAGCAACCCATTCGTCAATCATGGTGTTGTGGTAGACCGCTAGAGCATCTTTATAACCTCGCCACATTATAACAGCGGGGTGGTTAATCCAACCACCTTTACTTCGCTCGCCCGAAACTATTTTGTAAATCTGAAAAGCTTCTACCCGCTGTTTACCTAATCTACGGTAATCTAAAACTTGTGCTGACCGCTTAGCGTCGGCGTATGGTAGAAAGGTTTGCATCTTTAATCTCCGTACCTGTAAGCCCTCGCCTTATCGACATAAGGGCGAGGTCGCTTGTGTTTACCTGTAATTGTAGCAGAACAAAACTGACAATGCCAAGTCAGCAATAAAAAATAAGTTGGGTGTTCGTACACTAACCTCAAAGGCTGTTGGTCTATTATCCACTCATGCTTGAGTCCCCCCAAAGCACAAGTTGTTTTGTATTTCTTACTCAAGAATTATTTCTAACCTACTTATTAAAATTGGTGGGGAAGGTGGGACTCGAACCCACAAGCCTAACGGCGACACATTTTAAGTGTGTTGCGTATACCGATTCCGCCACATCCCCAATGGCTCCCAAGACAGGATTTGAACCTGTGACCCGCTGATTAACAGTCAGCTGCTCTACCGCTGAGCTACTTGGGAATTCTGACTACTTATACAGAGTACGTCATTAGCGAAGAGATGTCAACTATCGGTTCTAAACTCATTACCGGTAACATCAGAATGTACGTGCATGTAAGGGGAAGATGACGTATCTTCTACATAAGTCTTATGTAATGGTACGTCACATTTTCCAGAGGAAATGGTGTCATAATCATAAATTTCTAGGATACTAAAATGTTTATCACAAGCCTTAAACCCTGTTAGTTTCACCTGTATTGTTGCTGGAGCATCACAGCGTCTTACCATTTAGGTTTCCTCCCGCACTTAAGGCACTCATCCAATAGGTTAATTCCATGGTCACAAACATTTAAGAATCTAATCATTTTAGTATTACTATCTCCAGTATCACTACAATAACTAAGGCAATAAAACCCATCCCTATCATACGATCAAGCTTTTGTCTTAATAACTGCATCTCGGCTCGTAGTTGATTATTCTCTTCTGTGATACGAGTGATGTAAAATTTTACATCTTGTTTAAAGTCTGTGTCCATTATTCGCCTTTTATCCTAAGCAAAAAGAATCCAGCAGTCACAATAAAGATAAAAATTATTAGTGTTTCGGGTGTAACCATGAGGGCATCATCCAACATCGTATGCACAAACCGGCCTGAGATAACCAGACTGGTTTGAACACATCTGCTTTACAAGATTTACATTTTAACAAGTTTAAGCTGTTGCCTTAAGCTGTGTTACTACAGCTTCCTCAAGAGAATCAAAAACTTTATTCTTAAAAGTACGATAGTCCATAGTGGATGCAGATGTCTGCAATCCTATGTGAGATTCTATTATAGCAGGTGTAACCTCATCAGGTACAGGAAACCCTACATGCTTTAGTATGTATGCTCTCCGTACAAAATCTTTACAGTTATTTTTAGAAATTTGATTTATTCCAACGAAGGCGGTCAAGTTAATTATAAACTCTGTTACATCATTTAGTTTAAACTTACCGTCTTCCTGTTGTGTCCAGCACATCTTATCTGAATTTTCTACGTTAGTCAAGTCCCAATTTAGGTTCATTTGAGTCTCCGAAATCTATGTCTAAGCTATCCAATAATGAGGCAACAGTTTTATCAGCCTCAGACTGTGAAAGAAGTTTTTCATATATCTTTCTTTTAAGGGAGATGCCCACCTTACTATTACCTAAGGTAGCGTGAGTAAGAGCCATTTCTCTAATTAAGAATAAATGACTATCTGCTAAAAGAACATCTACATCTCTTCCGGGGTCAGCGAAAGCCTTTAGTAGAGCCTCACCTATCTTTTTAATAAAGGCCATATCGCATGGAAGCCCCACCATTGGAAGAGGAGGTCTTAGAGTCATGCTTCCTTCATAATCATCTTGGTTAATTAAAAGCGTACTGTGGTCATCAATATATAACAACTCATGCAATGACAGGGTGATTAAATGTGTCTCTTCATCGCTTATGGGAATTCCATGTGGGGCGTACGGGTCGTGGCCTCGGTCATGGTCATCAGGCTCATTATGCTCATTATGATTAGGTGTAGACACGCTTGATTACCTTTCCGCAGTAGTAACACTCCAATCTTCTCACGGTCGAACTTGGCTCTACCACCACTATTGTTACTTTACAACTTACAGGCGTAAAAGTATGTAGAAGTCTAGTTAGCATCCTCTTCATCTAAACCCATCGCTTTCATTAACTTTGTCAATTCACGCCTGTATTTATCGGCTTCAGTTTTTTTATCTTTATGAATTTCGTCTTTATGTACAGCATTCATATTCTTTATGGAACGCCGCTTATTTAATTTATTATCTCGTTTTTCCCACTTATCCATTTTTATTCCACTTACTTTAAGTAGTCCTTACTATATTATACCAGATAATCAGTATAATATACTATCAAACTGTTTACAAAACCTCTTCTTCTTTTAGAACGTAGTATAAGGCATAACCCGCAATAAATAAAAGAAAAAGCCAATCCCATACGGTTTTCAGACCTACGGGAATTACCGAAATACCAACCAAGACAACGAAAAACTTAAGATAGTCTGTGACTAACATTTTAAACTCCTTTAGGAGGATTCTACAGTATGCAAATCAGAAAGTCAATAAGAAAGGCTGGGGTTCCACCTCATCATCTAACTAAGTATGATCTGGATACGCATCTAGAAAAGACTAGGCCAATCGAAGATTACCTATCTAATAAATACCCCATGCAGTCGGACAAGCTGAAGATTCGACTACTAGGGGAGAATATTCTAGACCCGTGTTGTTCTGAGTGTACCATGGAAGCTTGGTTTGGTCAACCCATTCCTTTGGAACTCGACCACCGCAACGGTGACTCTAATGATAACAGATTAGAAAATCTTCGTCTACTCTGCCCCAACTGTCACGCTCAAACACCCAACTTCAGAGTAAAGAAGGATGGAGCCAAGTCGGTTGCGGATGTGTGGGAAAAAGGCAAAGACTAGTTTCTTTCCTTGTTTCCTTATAAAAGAAAAGACCCCCGGATTACTGGGGGTCTCTTCTTAGACGAGGATCACCTCCTCTCTATTCAACTGTAAAGAATGGAGCCTTTCCAGCTAGTGCTCTTAGAGCGGTCCAGCGTCGGTTAGACCTCCGCTTGTCAATCGCCTCTTGTTCTTCCAAGGTAATTTTTCCATCCTTAATGGCTGTAAAAATTCCTAATAGATCATCAACAAAGTCCATGACGATAGCTACAATCACTGCAACCACAAGGGGAGCAATAACTGTAATTCTGGCTATAAGTCCTTTCACACAGGTCCTCCTTACCGTTTGTTTTTGCAAGCGCAGTTTCCACCACACTTACACTCAGTTGAACATTGCATAAGGCATTCCTCCTTAAACTAGTGTCCTACTATATTATACTTGAATGGGGGATAGAGCGGGAGAAATTATGCAGCCTCAAAACAATCAATGCAACCGCAATCGCATTCACAATCTTCAGGATCATAAAAACAGGAATAGTCTTCGTCTACCTGACATTCGCAGAAAGTTTTATCAAAGGAGTCATAATCTGACATTTAGTCGCCTTCGAGAATTTTCATTGAAAGAGCAATAATACCACCTATGGTGGCGGTTGCTACAGATTCGATTCCTAAGTGTATAGCATATATCGTGGTAGACCCTAATACTAGAAGCCCCATCATGATCTGCGGTCTTATCTTTGCCATCGGTATACCTTTCCACATATCCCCTCGCTCCTTCTAGAGAACATGCACTAGTTTTTTATATTATACTAGGACTGTCGTGCGGATTTAGTTTTAGATGCGATTCGTTTAGGCTGACTAGAGAATTGTTTACCTGCTTTTAAATCCCGCCGCTTAGCTCGTGTGGTAGCTCCGTATTCTTGGGGAGATAACTTCTGTCGAGCTTTCTTGGGTAAGTATCTTTCTCCTGTAGCTTTTGAACCTTGAACGCTGGGCTTACCCGATTTGGTACCCCAATCTTGTTTTGTCCATTTATCTAAACTAGTCTTGCCTGATGCCTTTCCTTTGTATCGCCCGCCAGCTTTCTTATATCGCTGAACAGCTAGTTGAGCTTTACGAGCAGACCACTGACCAGCCTTACCACCTTTATTTCCCGATTTTACGGAGGATACTATACTACTCCAGAGGGTCTTGTTGGCCTTCTCCGCTGAAGATTTCTTCAATATATTTGAAAAAATCTCTATGGAATCTGACCAGTTATCGTACATCGTCCATCCACTTAAAGAAGTCTTTTACAAGACCTTTGTCCTGTTTGTCTTCATATTTAAGGTTGGTGACGGAGGCTTCCATGTTATGGAGCGTATCAGAAATCTTATTTTGAACCCAGCCGGGAAGGTCATCATCCTCATCAATTAACTCGTGGAGCATGTCGGCTAGGTCAGAGATTCGGTCTAGCTGAGTTTTAGCCATACCCCCTTCTTCTTCCTTACGCATCCACGCCTTAAAGTCGTTGACCGCCTTACGCATTTCCTCCATGTTGGGGTCACCTAGTTCCTGTCCTGCCTCGTTAACAATTACGGGGGACACAAGGTTACCGGGTTCATCATATGTGACCGGAGCATAGCGAGATCTTTCCAAGTCAACTTCCTCAGGGAAGCCAAGCTGGTTAAGCAGACCACGATGCTGAAGCTGTCTAGCATTTTCATTCATTAGAACAGCGAGTTGCTTTTTATCTAAATCCTCAATAAGATTAGCTTTATTAAACCAAGCTGTAAATATCTCAGTGAAAGATGGAATATCTGCTTTAGATACTACGGTAAAGAATGAACCGGGACGAGATGCTGGAACAGATTGCTCAGCTTTCATAAGCTCGAAATGAGCACCTTGGTTAACACCCTTCTCACAGATTGTAACTTCAGCTAATTCTAGCTGGTCTACCTGCATTATTGTGTTAGCACCCTTAGTAATATTCTGTGTTTTAGTAGCACTGCCAGCGATGGAGTAAGAACGCATCTTACCCTCACGAACCTGATCGGCTACCTTTAATCCTATTTTAGTATCATTGCGTAGCTCAGCGATAAAGAACAATCCATTACCTTCTACGCCGCTCTTAAAAATCTGACCTGCTTTAGAAATGAAAGCGGGAAGCGCATGACCTACCTGTACATCGGAATGCATGACCATAACATTTCTAGCTCTAAAATTATTCATGTATCGCTCAAATGCTTGGTCTAATGCGGACATGGTAATGAGGTGACCTTCTCTGTCTACTAATTCAACAGATGCTGGTCCACCAACAACAATAGGCTCACCCTCACCGTTTAAATCTAGGAGTTCTACTACTTCAGCATATTTTGAGATTTCAGGGAAAGCTCTGTAAAGAGTTAGAATCTCAGCGGGAGAAGCGAGACCGGCTTTAAATAATCTACGATACTCAGCAAGCGAATCCTGAATATCGTCTATCGTTACTCTGCCACCTTTATTCTCCGCCGCTTTATCCAGAACGATAATAGATTCTTCTGATTCTTCCAACCACTGTTTATATGCTACGTTAGTAGTTTCCATTAGGCTTGATGAATCCCCCATATCACACCATAAACATTCGGTGTGTCTGAACCTGAAGCATTAACGAAACTAATCTTCTCACGGAAGTCAATTGGGAAGTTAGTCTCAAAGAAGCCGGTCTGTGGCTGATCGGCTGTAGGAGCTTTAATGTAGATGCCTGTAGATGAGGAAGCATCACAGTCAAACGCAAGATAAGTATTGTGCGAGGTGTTTAATCTAATACCTCTAATAACAACGGAATCTACTTTCTTCTTGGAAATTGAAGCATCTTGTGTGCCTACCCATGAGTAGTTCCTACCCTGATCTCCATCAATGTATGAAGAGTAGGTTGAATCGGTACGAATTTCATTATGGATTTTGTCGGCATAGAAAGTAGTAGACTGATTAGTGTCTGTTACAATTTTAACATAAGCTGTTGTCTGCAGCGTGTTATTTGGTATTACGTACTGGACTTGCAGTTGCTGGAAAGTGCCATCAAGTGTTACCGTATTGCCGGTAGCTAGCGTAGTCCCGCTAGAATCTTCAATTACAATTTGAACTGAGCCACTAGGAACAGCATCTCCCCGAACAACTGCTTGTCCAGATAATACACGTATACCGGAAGATCCGTGACCGATACTCTGCGTAGTGTAGAAACCTTCACCAGCGGCAGAGTTATCAGTCACGACTTTTAGGGAATAAGTACCTTCGGAAGCATAGGTGTTGTCTCGACTAATGCTTGAACCGGTAGCAGTGAACATGGAGATTGTAGCACTCTCTACAGATGGGTTGGTGACTAAGTTAACCCCAGCCTTACCCCTATCTACCGTGAATAAATCCTGAGCCGTGTTAGCCGTACTCAGAGTTACATTAAACGGGTAGTATTTTGTATAGGGATGAGTAGACGTTCTAGTACTGGGATCAATCTCCCATGAAGGCCACTCATCATGCATCAATTCTGCCATATTATTTATGCTCCTATCGGTTATTCAACCAACTAATCAAGCCCGTAATCCCACCTATTACTAATACAGTATGCGATACCAATAATGCTAACGCAACTACACCAGTCTTTACCCCGTAAACTTTATTCCGCCATTCATTTATTTCCCTTAATTCGGTCTCTAATCTATTTAATGTTTGTGTCAGCGTCTTATTTAATTCGGTTTGACTTTCAATGTAGCGGTCTAATCTTTCAGTATAAACCCCTAATTTTAAGTCCACTGACTCGTTAGACATTACCGACCAAAGACCAAGCAGCGAACGTAAACACCAGTTAGGTCGGTAGCCGCTGTTACTTCATCAAGAGCCGCACCATCAGCACCAGCCTCGTACATAGCAAGAGTTTCGCCAGCGTAGTCGTACTGAGGTACATAACCAGTGTCTTCCGACTGAGCAATAACAAGTGCGACGGTATCAAATCCTAAGGTAGTTGCCGTAAGAGCTTCACCACCTGCAGCGTATGAACTGTCAAACGCAAGTCGGACAATTCGATATTTCATGTTACCCGGCACACCCGTAACATCAGGAGCACCATTAGGAGCAGTAATTGTAAGAGCCATTTATTTTTCCTCCGTATATACGTGTAAAGGCGGGGAGGTGATTAGCCTCCCCGCCCATAATCATCGCTTTGATTACTCGCTAAGGTCTGTAATCTTGGCGTGTACGTCGAAACGGTGTGCCCTCAACTCAGCCATCGTGTAGAGCAAGCCACGAACTACGAGCGACGAAGCCGCAAAGTAGTCACGGTTCTCGATGTACTGCGTCGGCTGAGCAACCGCAACCTCAAGGTAGTCGGTGTCCAGAACGTAGACGTTGGAACCAAGCGCACCCGAAGCGTCACTGTACGACTTCGTGGTGTCTGCATCCGGAAGAATCGGGATACCCATGTAGGTAGCCAGAACCAGTCCAGTGCGGGTACCGGGGAAGGTCTTCTCCGAACCAACACCGACCTGATACTCTTCCTGACCGAGGTATCGCTGCTGTGAGTTGAGCAATCGCTCCAGCTTGAAGTACTGGTCGTGACCCATGACGATAAGCTTTGGCTCACCACCATTGGTACGAATCTTCTGGATAGCGGTGTCAAGCTGGTTGAGCGAGAGGTCTCGACCCGTACCAGAGTTGCCCTGTACCGAAGCAGCGGTCTTCCACTGAGCACCTGAA